TGTTTTCAAAACATATGAAAAATATAGTGTCTAATTATCTTTTTGTTAAGCCCCATATAGATGCTATATTTTTATTAACAGCTTTTGAATTGCTAAACATTATAACAATTTGGTTGATTTTCTCATTCGATTCAATAACTGGAAGTTGGGATGCAGATGTTGTAATTGCTGTTATTCTATTATTTGTTTTAAATACTATTGGAAAGTTGCACAATCACAGATATAAAAAAGTAATTGAAAAGTGGGAGAATAAGAATGCAAAGAGTTTTTTTAGTACTATAGTAATATTATACGTCATCATCAGCATAGTAAGTTTTTACATCATCCACTCTAATATTTAATAATATTGAATTCTCCGCTGGCGCGTGGTGTGCCGTGAGTAAAGGCAAGCGTTCTTTACATAGCTGCAAATAAGATGGAGGAACCGACCCTCCGGAGTCCCTCTGCAGGGAGCGGCTCCAAACAACTTTCCTAATGCATGTTGAGCAATTGGCATGTGTGAAGCGAGGAAAGAAAAGGTTTCGAATTGAAGGAATCATGTGTGGATAAAAGAGATGAGCGAAAGCAAACCTACTGATGAAGCATCGAGAAAGCGGTACAAACTGTCAAAACCGAGATATCGCGCGCTCTCAGGGATAAGCATAGCGGTTACCTGCTTTATTGGCTATGTGGCAGTCGTTGTTTAGGAGGCATAGCCTGCCCCGCTTTGCGGGGACTTTTATCCGGGCTTATTTGCGGGACACGGGAAACCTCTTGTTGATGATAAAAGGAAAGCCTCTGCTGGCGCGGGTCTGTGACCCGTGCCTTGCTTTGCAAAAGCAAATTTATTTGCCTTACTGGGCAAGGCGCAAATTACAAATTTGCACCGTGAGGGATTTGCAGGCGGGTTTACAGGTTCTTTGCTTAATGGCGGTAATTTGGGGGAGACGCGGTAAAAGCGGGCGTAATTGGCGGGGTGATTGGCGGCCTTTCGGCCGGGGCGGCAAATAAAGTGGGGTCATTTTTGGGGCATGAAATAGGTACTTTCCAGAAAGAGCTGGCCCGCAGCCTGGCGCATGGAAGTATAGGTGGTTTGGCAAGTATGGCCCAGGGCGGGAAGTTTAAGCACGGCTTTTTTGCAGCGTCATTTGCTTCTATGGCGGGCAGCGGTATGGAAGCCTCCAATTGGGGCGTATTCCAGACAACAGTTGGCGGAACGGTAACAGCCGCAGTTGTAGGTGGCACAGCCTCAACCCTTGGTGGCGGCAAGTTTGCCAACGGAGCAGTTACCGGGGCTTATACGATGTTGTTTAATCCCCTTTAACAATTAATGTAGATTACAACGGCGATGCCGGCACCCAAACCACCAACACCTACACGTCATTTGGTACCTGGTGGTGCCCCAAATCGCGCCTGCAGCAAAGCACCGTTACAAAAACCCGAACCGGTGAAAGCGATTTTACCGCCGCCACCCGTTTTGATTACAATACACAGGGGGCATTAACCACCCGAAAAAGTTTTTACAACCAGCCCAAAGAAGTAACCGAAAACTTTACCAACTTCGATAATTTCGGCAACCCGCAAACCGTCACCGTTTCTGCGTCCGGCCTCGATTCAAGGCAAACCCTGCTGGAATATGATGGCTACGGCCGTTTTGTAACCAAAAATACCAATCCGCTTGCCCATGAAACAGCATTTACCTGCGATAATAAAACAGGCAGCCTGCTCACTCAAACCAATGCCAACGGGTTAATGACGCGTTACGACTACGACGGTTTCGGCAGGCTGGAAAAAACAACCCGGCCCGACGGGAACACCACTGCCATTACCCGTGAATGGGCTGTCAGTGGCAATCAACTGTATTACGCCAAAGATGTTACCGGTGGGCAGCCCGAAAAAAGAGTGTATTTTGATGCTTTGGGGCGTACCCTGAAAACCGGCGTTGCCGGGTTCGACGGTGTCCTGGTGTACACCGAAAACCTGTACGACAACAATGGGCGGTTGTGGAAAACTTCGGAACCTTATACCGGAACGGCAACCCATTACACCGTTTACGATTACCTCGACGACGGGCGGATGGATAAAATCACCCGCCCCACTGGAGTAATCGATGACTATATTTACACTCCTAACAGTACAGAAACAAAAATATCCTCAAGCAACGGCATGTGGAAAACCACCCAAACCGACGGCTGCGGTGCATTGATAATGGCCAAAGATGCCAGTGGGCGAATTGATTACACTTATTACGCCTATGGCGGGGTTAAAAACATCAGTTACGGCGGGAACAGCATAAGTATGACCTACGATGCGTATGGCAGGCAGGAAACCTTGTCGGACCCCGATGCCGGCACCGTAAACTATACCTGGAATGCTTTTGGCGAATTAACCAACCAAACCGATGCCCGCAACAATAGTTACAACATGTTTTACGACAAACTGGGCAGGATAACCGAAAAGAAACTCGGCACAACAACAGTAGCCGGTTACACGTACGACACCGCACCCGGTAAGGGAATCGGGCAACCGGCATCGGTGCAAGGTGATAACAACATAACTTACAGCTACGAATACGATAACCTGGGGCGCCCCGTTAAAAAAACTGAGAATATACAGGGGCGGAGTTTTACCATTGAAACCGGTTATAACAGTCACTCGCAGGTGAACCAGGTAAAATATCCCGGAACTGCCGCCTACACCGTTGATAACCTGTACCAAAATGGTTATATTAGCAACGTGAAAGGGACTTATACAACCACGGAGGATATTTTTAACGCCACCGGTTATAATCAAAGGGGGCAGGTAACCGGTTACACCCTGGGCAACGGGCTTTCCACCACCCGGGGGTACGACGATTTCGGGTTCCCCACTACCATTCAAACTCCCGGTATCCAAAACCTGGAATACGAGTTCGATACCCAAACCGGCAACCTCAACTGGCGAAAAGATGTGGCAAAAACCCTGCAGGAAGATTTTTTAATAGTAAACGTATCCAGAAAATCCTTAACCACATTTTTATCTGCTTCGGGCAGAATTTCAATGCTTTTGAACTGATCCAGCAGTTCCTTGTCCTAAAGTTAGCTATTTTTTTTAGTAATTTTTAAAGATTCCCAAATGAACAAGGGCTACCCACCGGCAGCCCTTTTCAATAATCAATAAACACAGTTATGAATTAGATTCATGTAGAGCAGTGATGCTCCCTATGTTGTAAAATCAAAGATACAGGAAAATCTTTTAAGCAGCAAAACCTATAAAAAATCAATGTTATTTTCTTTAAAAATCTTTGTTTTTCTTTGTTTTTCTTTTCTTTTCTATTTAGATTTACATTATCAATAATCAAATAAACATTTAATTCTTTTTCAGTTATGGATCAGTTAGAAAGATTTCACGAAACTTTAAATCCTATTCAGAAATGCAGCTTTGCAATCATTCTAAAGCACCGGAATCTGACAAAAGACCAGGTGCAGCAGATGTTGGATATAAACAGTCTGACTTACGGCTACAACAACCTGTTCTGGGTGAAGCAATCCGGGGTGAATAAACAGCACACCTTTTTTGCCGCAAAGCTCAGAAGGGAAGGCGCGGAAAGTTTCTGCAAGTCTTTTAACGGGGAAATCTTTGAAAGCTGGAAAAGTGTAGATGAATTTTAATAATCAATAAACAGTTATGAAAAAATCAGTACACGTTTTGATTTACAAAGGTTTCAGGTTTGAAACATGGTGGCACAAAGCACCGGGCAGACAAAAACCTGTCCGGGCAATCTACTTAATGACTGATTGTGCCAGTGGAGTATTTACAAAGAAAATGGGATTGAAGTATTGGATGGATAAACTAATACTCGACCACAAAAAGGATCAGGCCAGAAAGGCACGTTCCGAGTTCCTGAAATCCCTTTCCAATGAGGAACTGGTAAAGCACCCGAATTTTGCTTATGCAAGGCTCAAAACTTCGATGTCAGGCAATTACTATTCCATTTACTGGAAAGACCCGGAAAGTCCAACCGGTGTTGACTTGGTTAGCAGTTGTCCTGAGTGGGAGTGGGAAGCAATCAGCAGAAAGCACGGAGTTACCCATCAATACTTATCACCAACGGAAAAAGTATGATGGAAACGAAATTAAAAGAAGTCGTTGAATCCTGCCTGTTAGAGGGTGCAACCTCTGACCGGGACCTTTTTCAGGCACTAAAATTGAAGAGGGTTTCGGACAGGCAGGCCAAACGACTTGTAAGAGCGAGAAGTCAGGAAATGTTTGAACACTATAATCAATATTAGCTATGGAAGATTTTGAAATCATAGACAGCTATACCCGAAAGCAAGCTATTGCTGATGGGTTTCAGGTAAGGATACCCGACGATTTGCGAAATGATGCCGGTATCCGGTATCCGGTTTTTGTTACCCGCAATGTGTGGGAAAAGTACCTGAAAGTGCCGGTGGAGATGTCCCGATATCAGGATTTGGAAGGTAGGATTTGGGACATGTTGAATCAGTTCCGCAGAAAAGCTATGGATAACCCGAAATCGTTTTTACAGTTTGAAACCATTTTTCAACTGCCGGACAAAGGAGACTGGGAAAAGCATGAAAAGCTGCTGGAAGCTGGGAAAAGAACATTCCGGGTTGTGACTTTGAATTCAGTGATTGGGCCAATGGACATTGATGATGAACGCCCGGCTATAACCATTATGAAACCGGGGGAAGATTAGACCATGAAAGGAGAGTTTGCTGTAATCGGCTATGAGGATGAAAGTTTTTATTCCGTTGTGGCCGTGAAATTATTCGAGGGAAGCTGGAAGCCATGTTCCAGCTTTCTTCATAAAAACGACACGTATAAAGTTTGGGATGTTGCTGAGAACTTTGAAGGTAGTGAAGTGAATGCGGACTATTTGCAGGGGTTTGGGTATTGGGATGGTGGATAAATTCACTTATTTTTTACATTTATTTTTATTTTAAAATGTTTGTTTTTCTTTAAAAAAATTGATAGATTTAAACTATCAATAATCAATTACAATCAGTTATGAAAGTTAGAAGATCAGAATTAGTCAGAACCGCCCAAATTTTCCTGAACAATGCCATTGAAGTTTTTGAGGTAGCCTGCGAAGGCGACAGCAACGCCGATGCGTACATGGTTGCCCAACTGAAAATCTTAGCCAGTTCCAATCACGGCTATTTGTCCAATGATTTAAACCTTGACGAGCTGGCTGAAAGGTATGAAAATACCGAGGAGCATACTTCCATTGATGCCAGCGTAGAGGTTGATGCAGACTGGTATAATGAATTGGATGAAAGGATTTAATCAGGAGGCGGCAATGTTTGTAGTTAAGAAAATCGAGATTTACGACGTAAAAGGGCTGGCCGCTGAAATAGCCAGCAAAATGCCAAACTTTGAGGTAGATCCAGACCGGGTTGATGAATATGGAGATTTTGATGAAATGTTTGACATAGATATCCAGGTCGAGGTTGATGGTACAACGCTGGATGTACTGGGGAAAGTCAGGGCGCAGGGGTTCTGCCGGAAGGTCATGTCAGCCACCCATCTTTGCCCCGAAGAATACGACTTTAGACAGGTTAATGAAATTTTTGAAGCCGATTATTACATTGAAGGGGAAGAAATCGAATTTGATGAAAAGTTTGATTTGGAGAACGAAATCAATAAGCTGATATAGAAACAGAAAAGAGGGTTATTCGCCCTCTTTTTCTTTGTTGTATTCATGCTGCTTGTACCAGCGGATATCTTCAAGATTCTGATTGATGTTCGCCACATTCAGCGCAAGGGAATAAACCAAACCACCCACCACCAAAGTCAGGATTCCAACACCAAACAAATACATGCTTTCGGGGCCATTTGTCAGCCCTTGGAACATCAATCCTACACCAACCAGCACTGCAATAGCCATAAACAGATTTGAAACGGTTCTCAGGAGTTTAACGTTTTTAGCGTCTTTCTTCATTTTTTTTGGTTTTTCTGTTTAACAATCCTGCAAATTTAGCCAGAACAATTCGGCCAAAAAAAACGCATAGAAAAACCCATAAATAACATTAAAAATTATATATATTTTTATTTAAAAATGTTTGTTTTTCTTTGCTTTTCTTGATAGTTTTATACTATCAATAATCAAATAAACAATCAGTTATGAGTATGACAAAAGAAAAAAAAGAATTAGCCCGAAAAATGATTGAGGGTAGTCGCAGCTTTGGATTAGGACAAGTAGCCTTTGAGGTAAAAGGTGAAAACGACGAGTTTCGTATAAGTGTATGGACACCCAACAACACCACGGATGCTTTTCACGCAACTGATTTAATTCCTGCCTTGGAGCATTATTTCAGTTGCTATGTCAGCTATAATGCTGAAAAGAAACGGTGCGAACTCAGCGTATTTTAATTCAATAATCAATAATCAAAAAACAGAGTTATGAAGTATTTTAAAGGAATCAAAGATTTGAATGAGTTGCGCAGGGTTTACCGGACCCTCGCACTCAAATATCACCCCGACAAAGGCGGTGATAATGTGATAATGCAGGAAATCAATGACGAGTACGACAGGTTGAGTAAAAACCTTATTGAAAACAATCCTGAATTTTCAGAAGGCCGGAAAGTTTACGAAAGCGAAGTTTCAGAAGACCTGAAAGAGAAGGTTTCTCAGGTGGTAATTCTCCCGGGCGTTTCGGTTGAAATCATCGGAAGCTGGATTTGGGTAACCGGCGATACCCAACCGGTTAAAGACAAGCTGAAAGAAGCTGAATTTAAGTTTTCCCGCAAAAAGTCGGCTTGGTACTGGCACCGGGGATATTACCGGAAGCTGAGTAAAAAACATTTTGACCTTGAAGATATTCGCAACATGTGGGGGTCTGAAAAGGTAGAGAAAGAGGAAGAATCGTTTAACCCAGCATTAGCCTATTAGTTATGGAAAAGAATTTATTCAACAACATGGTTTGCGAGGTGAGGGTTGACCTGTACCAAAGGATTCCTTCCTCAAAACTACCAAAGATAGCTTGCTCGAAAGATGCTTACGACCTTGTTTGTCCAGGCTGGGAAGAAATCAATTACAGGGAGCGGTTCAAGGTGATGTTCCTGAACCGGGGAAACAAAGTGCTTGGAGTCCGGGAAATTTCAGTTGGTGGCATATCGGGAACTGTTATTGATGTGAGAAACATTCTGCAAGCCGCTTTGGGTGTAAATTCCAGTTCAATGATTCTGATGCACAACCACCCATCCGGGACGTTACAGGCCAGCGACGCTGATATTCGGATTACCAGAAAAATCAAGGATGCTGCAACGATAATGGATATATCGGTTCTGGATCACCTGATTTTAACTGAGGAGAAGTATTTGTCATTTGCAGATGAAGGATTGCTATGATAAAAAAGAAAATGGATAAGCTCTTGTCTTTCTGTGTTGGCTCAAAAGCACAGGAGGCAAGAGCCTTGCTAAAGGAGATTACAGAGGAGAAATTCAACGACGGAAAATATCAGGGACAATGTGAAACGTTGGAATTTCTTGGTATTTCACCGGCAAAGTGGAGTGAAATAAAAAAGAAAAGCAATGGGTAAAAAACAGTTTATCGTGGTTCAGGACATCTTCAGTCCTTTTCAGCCGGAATTGCATAAAGACCTGACCAAATTTTGCGTGGCAACCGGTGCCAGCTATGATTATCTGAAACAGGAGAAGTTGCCATTGGTGTATAAAAAGCGATGGGTTATAAACCGCATCGAGGTGGAGGATTCTTAACCATCAAAAGAAAATCCAGAAGTTAACCCTACCAACCCCCTTACATTATTTCATTCAGAAGATTCTCAGAAGCTTAAAAATTGAAGTCCTGCCGAAAAAGCCCGGTGGGACTTTTTAATTGCCCCACAATTGCCCAATTATTGACGGATAAAACCTATTATTTTCTTTAAAAAAGTTTACAAAACTATTCATTTGTTGGGAAATGTTTAATTAATAATATTTTTCAATGAATGAACAACTTTTAGTATTACTGAGAACCAAGTTTGACGGGGTTCAGGATGCCATTCTAAAAAGGGTTGCTGACAAATTTGGCCAAAGTCTCAGCAAAACTTCAACAGAAGATGATATTCAAGGGATTGTGGACGAAGTAACGTTTCAGGATGTGCTGGAATCCTATGGAGATTCACGGGCAACGGAAGCATCACGCACCGCCGTGAACAACTTCAAAAAGAAAAACGGGATTCAGGACAAACAGGAACCGGAACAGCCACAAGACCAGGACGACGATTTTCCTTCCGATGCACCCAAATGGGCGCAAAACCTTATCCAGCAAAACCAGGAGCTTTCAAAAAAACTGGAAGGTCTTGAAAAGCAGGAAAAGAGAAAAACACTTATTGAAAAAGTTCACGATAAACTGAGCAAAGGGAACAAAAAGGTTCCGTCTTCTTTCTGGAAAAACCGGCCTATTCAGGTGGAAAGCGAAAAAGACATTGATTCAGTAGTGAGCCAAATTTATGAGGATTTTGCGGCAGTAAGGAAGGAACTATTAGCAGAAGGGCTATCAGACGATCCAAAAGTTTCTTTGGGCGGCAGCGCTTCTCAGGTTGAAAAAGACATTGAAAAATGGGCAAGTAAAGAGTAAACAACATGGGTTTAAAACTTAAAAGAGAATTTGGCGTGGATCAGATTCCGATTTTTCAAAAGGAATTTGAAGTAGCGCAGGGCGGCTTTAAGCTGGAAACAAACGGTTTGCCGCCGGACGAGCTTGTTACTCCGGGAACGCCCGTCGGGTTTGACGAAGTAATAAGAAAGGTTACTGTTCTGAAAACCGCCGTGCTCCATGCAAATGCCTCAGATACAGAAACCAGCTATCAGGTAAAAAAAGGTCATTTTCTGACTGTTGGGGAAGATTTGGGAGCGGAGATTGGCGGTGCTGCTTATGCCATTACAGCGATTGATACTTCCAATGCTGACTATGATGTAATCACTGTCGGTACCACTTTGGGAGTTGCATTAACCATGGGTGATGTATTGTTTAAAAGTTCGGCCAACGGGGCTTCGGCTGGTGCATTGCATCAGGAGCCGAAAGGACTGTTGTTCGACAATGTGAAGATTGAGGATAATGCGAGTTGCGGTGTTGTATTGAGAGGAACCGTTTATAAAAGGCGTGTTGCAAATGGCATTCACCCTGCGGTAGAAGATGCGCTGCCGTTGATTGTATTCTCTGAAAGCTATTAATCGTAAAAAATTTGAGTTATGGCAGAAGATAAAAGAATAAAATCGATATTCGGGGATTATGCGCAAAACTTGCAGATGATTATTGATCGTCGGGCAGACAAGTTTGCGCCTACATGGTTCCAGAAATATTTTACCTTCACTCCACCTACCATTGAGTTGACATACATGACAGCAGTTGGTGCAAGCCGTATTGAAGCTGCTGCATCCATTGTTGACCGGGATTCCGATGCTCCGTTGAGAGGACGTCCGAGCCTTGATAAATATTCCGGTGAGGTTCCTGCAATTAAGCAGGCATTTAAACTGAAAGAGTCGGATATCAGGACTTGGCTGGCCCTTCAGAGAATGCGGGTAACCGGAGATTCTGCAAAGAACCAGATTTTGGACCTCATTTGGGGTGATACCAAAAAGTCCGGTGATGCTGCAATGAAAAAAATCGACCTGATGTGTCTGGAGGCTGTTTCTACCGGGAAAATCACAGTTTCAGCAACAAATAATCCTGATGGTGTTAATTACGACGAAATTGATTTGTTCTTACCGGAAGATCAGAAACACACGGTAGGAACCCTTTGGAGCGATAAGGAAAACGCCACCCCGATTGATGACATCAGGGACGTTGTAAGGGTGTTACAGGCCAAAGGAATCAGCACCTCAAAAATGTTGATGTCTTTACCTGTATTTTGGTCGTTGCAGTCTTCGGCACAGGTTAAGGAGTACATGTACGGTGTGGACTACAAAGGTGTACCAAATGAGGAATCAATCAATCAGTATTTGGTTGCAAACAAAATGCCGACCATTGAAATTGTTGATGAATCGATTGGGGTTGAGAAAGATGGAAGAATCACTCCCATCAAACCATTCAAAGAGAATGTAGTTTCCTTTGTTCCATCCGGCCATCTTGGGATTATTCACAACGCATATTCCATTGAGCAGTTGCGTCCGGTGGACGGAATCGCTTACGGAACATTTAATCGTGCCTTGATCAGTAAATGGTCACAAACCCGTCCGTTTGCTGAGTTCACACAGGTCGAATTGAATGCATTTCCCGGGCTGGAAGTGATTGATTCTATGTTCCTGCTGACTGTATTGTCATAGCGGGAATAAATAAGGTTGTTTTGTCGATGTGAGGATAAAGGGAGCGCACGTATTTATTGCGGGTTGCTCCCTTCTTTTAAGGTAGGAGAAAATGACAAATCTTGAAGCAATAAAAGCCGAAGTGGTTCATCCACTGCCAGATAATTCATTTAAAAAGGTTTTACTTGACTGGGGACTGCCAGATTCAGATCAGTACGACCCGAATAATGTCAGACCTTTTGAGTTGGCAAAAGCGGATGCGCTGCTTATTGTGGTAGCCAGTCCCAATATTTCTGAGGGTGGCTATACGCTGTCGGTTTCGGAAAAAAAGGAACTGAAAGCTATTGCTTCCGGGTTGTATCGAAAACACGGAGTAAGCGACCCCAACAGGGCGGTCGTATCAACTATAAATCCATGGTAAAACAGTATCCGGATCATATCGAAGTGAGGATAACAGGGGAACCGTATCAGGATGAAAACCTGAACTGGGTGAAACCTGAACCCGTCCTTTTTGAAAGTGACTGCCGGGCTGAACCAGCTGGTAAAAACGCAATCATAAGACGTGCCGATGGTTCTGATTCCTATTATGATTTCAATGTGTTTATGCCAAAAACGTCCACCAACATACCGGAAGGAGCATTTTTCCATTTGGTCAGAGAGGACGGTACAGAAGCAAAAGGATACGTGAAACGGGCGCATAACGGACAGCTAAATTCAAGGCTATGGGTTTAAGGCCAAAATTCAAAACCAGCGATATAGACAGCCATACGTTGGAGCAGTATGAGGAACTTGAAAACAGCCTCATTGAAACGCTTCAATTTGTGGGTGAAGGATTCGTTGCAGATGCAAGGGAGTTTACAAAATCGCAGGGCGGGTTTGGCGACATAACCGGGAACCTGAGAAGTTCCATCGGGTATTTCATTACAAAAAACGGTAGTGTTATCGTGGAGGATGTAAAGAAATCCGACAAAGGGACTGATAGAAAAACAGGAGTTTCCGTTGCCAAGTCATTCATAGGGAAGATTAAGCAGGGAGACGGACTGAGGCTATATGGTGTGGCCGGGATGGAATATGCCAGGGAAGTTGAAAACAGTGGAAAGAATGTGATTTCCAGGCAAGCGGATACGGCAATTGTTGAGTTAAAAGAAATTCTGACTGAATTGTAATGACAGGTTTTGAGGCCATAGAAAAAGTAAAGCAGGAATTGGATAAGGCTGAATTGTCCCTTACCGGTGGCATTTACCAGTTCTCAAAACCGCTGACAAAAAAAGAAGATGAGTTTATTGAAATCAATGTTTTGCCTTTGGCCGAAGATATTTTGCAAAAGGCAAACGTCAATGTAAACCTGTTTGTCCGGGACGTTTACGAAAGCACACCTGACAACAAACGGCTAAAGGAGCTTACAAGTGAGGTTTTAGCCATCCTACCTATTACCCGGAGCGAGGAAAACATTCACATTTTCCTGCAAGATTCCGGGGTATTCTCTGACATCGACAACAACAGACATTACGTGAATTTGAGACTGCGTGTAATAATGTTGAATGAATAAGTTTTGAGAAATGGCAGAGAAAAGAACTTTCGGAATGAAGTCGGTAAAGATGGGCGACGTTGGGGCAGGAGCCATGACCTTATTGGGTGATGGGAATACGCTTGAAGGAACCGCCTCTTTTACCAAAGCAGAAGATGATGAAAAGCCTTTCTATTCTGAGGAGCATGACGATCCGATTGAAGTAATAAAGAAAAAGGGAATCTCAACCCTGGAATTTGCAATTGTTGATTTTACGCCTGCTACGCTTGTCAGGGTATTGGGCGGTGAAGTCAATGGCACAACCGGAGAATGGGATGCACCCGAATCCGCACCGGAGATTGAGCAGGAGTTTGAGGTGATCACCAAAAAGGATGTAAAGCTTACCCTGAAACGTGCGAAAGTGAACGGTTCCATTGAATGGCCGCTGTCAAGGGAAGACCTTGGAAGGGTAAAAATCAAGGCAACGGTTCTGGCTCCGACCGACGGTTCCAAGCCTTATTCAATAGGTGAAGTTACTGGTGAATAATGGCAGGGATTGAGGAAAAAGCAATAAACACGCTTTTGCATAAAGGCGTGAAGTTTTGGGTGAAGACCAGGATATTGGGGTTTTCGGTGAAAATACCTTTCAGGATAAAACCCCTCTATCTTGGCACAATCCTAAAGCTGTCAAAGCAACGGTCGCTGTTAAAATCGGTGAATGAAAACGGGGAACTCGTTTGGGAAGT